AGGCGTTTCCTCCGTGTCGTCCGGACCACTGAAGGCCTCCGGCGGCCCGCAAATTTTGATACCATCGATGGTATTGAAAAATAGTTGTTACATAGTGTAGCACAAGCCACCGGAAATAGTAAACGGCTAAATTGTAAACTTCCCACCGCAAACGGCACTTTTGCGTTTTTCAGGTCGCAGCAATAGGCCGCCGTATCGTTCACGCACAGGGCGTTGTACATCTGCCGCTTTCGCTCCAGATCGCTCTGGTCGGGCATGACCGTTCCCTGCTCTGTCTGTCCGTTTTCTGTTCCATGCCGCAGTATTTCTCCGGTCAGAATCTGTGATAGACACTGTATCTGCGCCATATCGTCTGTTTGTCCCGATTATATGCCAAGAGCCCCGCCCTTGTAAAGAGCCGATATGGGGCAGACGTGGATCAGGTCCGCCCGTCGGGGCAAAAGAAAAAACGGCAGGCATCCTGCGATGCTTGCCGTTTTTTTGGCGCGGAAGGAGGGATTTGAACCCTCGCACGCGGTTTAGGCGTCTACTCCCTTAGCAGGGTAAATCAAACCCGCTATAAATCAATGGTTTGCGGAGATTTTGTAGCCCATTTGTAGCCCACAAAGAGGGCTTATTTTTCGAGCTGATTTACTCCCCTGTGCGCCGCTTCCGTAGACACATGAATGTATCTTTGAGTGGACGCAAGCTTGGAGTGACGCATAATCTGCTGGACGACCGGCAACTCCACGCCTTTCTTTACAGCTTCTGTTGCTGTGGTGTGGCGGCAGGAGTAAGGAGGCAAATCCCGGATTCCAAGTTTCTTGTTGGTAGCATGGTATTCCTCATAGAATTTGTTTTCATAGCCGCTATACAGTAGGTGTGTTTCCGGTGATGCAGATTCTGCCAATCGCTGTATCACTGGGGACATAAAAACCGGGAATACAATGGGGGTGTCTTTCCGCTTTTTTGTTTTCCTTCCGCATCCGTATATTTCGTGCTTTCCGTAGTCGATCATGTCGGATTTACAGGCGAACAATTCTCCAGGCATCATGGATGTGTAAATCATGAGGAGCATATAACCCACAAACAGCTCCCCATTGTCCCACGCTTCCCACATGGAATTTACTTCCTGCTCTGTAAACGGTTCTGGTTCTTTTTCCACCAGCTCCGGCAGAACAATAAAACGGGACAGGTTTACTGTCACTGTGCCATTTCCTCCGTTGCTGGCCATCGCCCTTTTGTATAGGTGTGACAGCAAGGATTTCATGTCACGGGCCGTGTAGTAGGATGTGGATTGTTCGTTGACAACGTCCTGTAAATCATCTATGGAAAGTGTATCGATTTTCCGTGATATAATAGGCTCAAGGCGCTCCCGTGCCTTTTTGTAGCCTGCCTGCTTATCTGTGGAGAGCTTTTGCATATCGTTTTCGCTCCAGCCTTGCCACAGGGTTAAAAGCGTAGGAGATGCTTTTTGACCCTCTCCCGGCAGTTGGGCCGCCGCCCATTTCAGGGCTTCTGTTTTTGTCTGGAAGCCGCCCTTTGTGGGCCGTTTGCGAACGAGCCTATGGCTACCGTCCGCTTCCTGCACTGTGTAGGAATATCCAGCTGCACGGGCTGTCCATGTCTTTCCTCTTTTGTAGGCATTTCCTGCACCGTTTGGTCGTGACCGGCCTTTTCTCTTTTCAGCCACCTGTTTTTTGCCGCACGCATGGCAGTACACCGCCCCCGGCATAAGCTCAGCGCCGCATTTAATACAATTTGCCATTGTGTTACTCCTTTGATATGCGTACAACCGTAATCATGGCCGCAATCGTTACTGCGCTCCCGGCCAGCAGTACGGCGATAAGCACCCACGCAAACACGCTTGAACCCCCGCCGATAATCATTCCCGTTGTTTTTGCGCGGAAATCAAGAAACACATATACGGCCAACAAGAGCATTACAATTATAAGCGCGGATATTGTGATATAAATTACCCTTTGCTGCGACTTGATGCGCTTGTGCTGCAAGTCTATGGTTTTCTTCATGCTTTCTACATTGCCCTCTAATTTGGCAGCTTTTATCTCCGATTCCCTGCTTTGTTTTAACTCCTCCAGCTGTTTTTCTGCGGGTACATTTTCGACGATGCCAAAATACCGATCCAGCGACACGCCCAAAACGGCGCAAATGTCACCGACGTTATACACGCTTGGTGCTTTGGATGCCGATGCAAAATAGTTGTTGATGGTAGAAATAGAAATCCCCGTTTCGTCTGCCAGCTGCTGCGTGGTAATCCCTTGCCTTACCTTTGCTTCTTTGCAAATTTCTCTCAGCGTTTTCATACTTCTTTCCCCTTATTGGGCATAATCTACCCTTTTATTGCCGTGCAAATATTGTAAAAATCCCTTTTGGGGATTGCACTGCCCGATTTGTTTTTGATATGGTGGCGATGCAAACGATAAGCCGATAGGTGATTCGTGGGCAAAGCCCACCCTGTCCGGTGCGGGGGCGGGGTGGGCAAATCGAACAAATTTTCTAATTTTTTTATTTTTGTTGCACGAAACAGGGCAACAAACCCACCTCTGGCGTGTATAGGTGAAAAGACTTAATGCGGAGGAATAGAACGAATGTTTGCAATCGAAAAGAAATATGGTATAATTAGAAAAGAGCATCCCGCGCACGCCAAAGCGGATTTCCTGTCCGCACTGCGTACACTGACGGAAGAAGAACAAATCGAACTATGGAAGGAGCTTGAAGAAAATGGAATTATCAAACGCAAAAGTCCTGATTGCATCTGACGGCGAAAAGACATTCGTCCTCGTAAATGGAACACCGCTTATCGGAGATAAGATTGACTTCAAATCTGATATGTGCGGTGTCCGGCTCAGTGTGTCTAATGCCCTGCTTACACCTAACCTGTACAAAGCCAGTGACTTTGCCGCATTTGTGAAAAACAAGTTAGGTTATGATCTGTCCGTCATGTAAATCCCACATGAGGACGGTTTCCGGGTCTTGCTTATCCATGTAGGCAATGCCCACATCCGTCAGGACAACACCACCAAAACGAGAATACTCGGCATATCCGGCAGCACAAATCTCCTGTAACCCATCCTTTATTGCTTCTGGAATCGGCATGAAGAATGTGGAGTTTTGCTTCGACTGCCCGTATGCCCGGCGCTGGCAGTAATGCGTGTAGAGAGTTGCCAGCGCCTTTTTTGCGCTTCTTGTCAGCTCAACGCCCATCGCTGCGCCTCCTCTGCTGAATCTCTACAAGCTTCTGCATGGCCTCAAGAATCTGGTCATCCGTCCAGTTTTCAGCCTGTTCTTCCCAATCCTTCATAGTCGGCACGAATCCCTCGGCATTTATGCCGGGGGCTTTTTTTATGCTTGGATCATCCGTTTCGCCCTTTAGCCACTCCACGGATACACCTTTTAAAGCGGAAATCTGGAAAAGGTAATTTTTGTACGAGTCGCTTTTCCCTGATTCCCAATCGCTAACTATTGCCCCGCTCTTAAATCCGAGCATCCTTGCAAAATCAGCCTTTGCACCATGCACAAACTTTCCATCCGGCTTGTGGGGGATAAGAGAAAGAACCCGTTCTTGCATAATTGACATATTTGCTTACCTAAATTTGTTGGATTTGCCAAAATTCAATATTTATTGAATTTGCCTATTGCAAACTTCGCATTTATGAGGTATCTTTATATCAGGCCCACCGAAAAAGGGTACAAAAACACCAGCCCCCACGAAAGCGGCTTTTAACAATTTCTTTTGGCGAAGGTATTGTACCGCAGTTTTTGTGGAGTGTCAAGTGTGAAACCTCATGAATATGAGTTTTCGGTGGGCGTTGACTGCGGCGGGGATAGAAAAACCGCCCCGTGCGGTAACACGAGGCGGCGGGGGGCAGGAGTTTCCCCTCCCGACCTCCGCACCGGGCGGGGAGGGGATTTAACAGCAAAACGCGCTGTCTTTGCACTCCTGCAAGGCGATTATAGCACGAACGCCCCGCCGCAGTCAATGAAATCTCACATATAAGGAGGGAATGAAATTTGACATTGAGAGAAATGCGGGATAGAGCAAATCTTTCCTGCACACAGGTAGGCAAGAAACTGTTTGTTGACCAGTCCTGCGTAAGACATTGGGAATACGGAGACTGGGCACCGGCACGGAAGTATTACAAGAAAATGGCAAAGCTGTACGGCGTGTCGGAGGAGGAGATCAAGGCTGCTGCGGAAGCTATCCGGGCGGCGAACCGAGGTGAGAAGCGTGACAATCAATGATGTACGGAAGTCGGACAAGCTGTATCTGACCCCGGCAGAGGTTGCGGAGCTGTTGAATTGTGACCCGCAAGCGATACGGGACGCAGCGAGGCACAACCCCGAACAGCTTGGATTCCCGACAATGCGGGTTGGCAACAGGACGAAAATCCCCCGGATGCCGTTTCTGCGGTGGCTGGGGATAGAGGAGGAGTAAACATGGACGGGTACACATTGACGCTGGTCATTATAGGAGCCGCAACGGTGAGTTATTGGCTCATGCGGCTGGTGGACAAGCTGGACGGGAAGTAACACAAACGGAGGGAAAGACGATGAAAGCATACAAGGGCTTTGACAAGGACCTGAAATGCAGAGGATTCCAGTACGAGGTGGGAAAAGAGTACGAGGAGGCAAACGCCGCCCTTTGCAAAAAGGGATTCCACGCCTGCGAGAACCCGCTGGACACGTTCCGGTACTATAGACCGACAGATAGCCGGTACTGCGAGGTTGATGTGGACGACAACGGCGAACGCAACAGCACTGACAGTAAGGTTTGCGGCAAACATATTAAGATTAGCGCAGAGATCGGGCTGAAAGGCGTTATCAACGCCGGTGTGCGGTTTGTGTTTGACAAGTGCGAGAGCGCAACCGATGAAAACGCATCCGGTTGGAGTGGCAACGCCGCCGCATCCGGTTGGAGTGGCAACGCCGCCGCATCCGGTAATCTGGGCAACGCCGCCGCATCGGGTGATAGTGGCAACGCCGCCGCATCCGGTTGGAGTGGCAACGCCGCCGCATCCGGTAATCTGGGCAACGCCGCCGCATCGGGTGATAGTGGCAACGCCGCCGCATCGGGTGAGAGTGGCAACGCCGCCGCATCGGGTGATAGTGGCACGGCTGTCGTAACCGGCTTCGCTGGGAGAGCGACCGCATTGGGCGAACAGTGCCTTGCTGTGGCATGGGGCGAAGATAGCCTTGCAAGAGGCACTGTGGGCAACTGGATTGTCGTTTCTGAGCGTGACGATGATGGCAACATCATTGATGTCAAAATTGCAAAGGTGGACGGCGATACCGTCAAGGCGGACACATGGTACAAACTGGTGAACGGCGAGATCATGGAGGCTTAGTAATGTATTTGTGTGATTATTGTGGGGCGGCGTTCCAGTCGTTGGATTACATCGAGGAAAAGTCCGATGAGTGCGGAAACAGCATAATTTATGTTTGCCCAGAGTGCGGAGAGGAGATTATCCCAGGAGAAGCGGATGAATGCCCGGTTTGCCACGGCTGGAAGCCGATGAAGTCTGCTATGTGCCATAAGTGCGAACTGGAAACAATCGGGAATTTTAAGCTGGCTATACGGAAGTTTTCCGATGTGCAGCTTGATTATATTTCCGAGCTGACGGAGGGTGAGTATCTCTCGGAGTTTTTGCATAAGGGGGGCTTGGGATGATAAACGGCGTCCTCCGGTACATAAAAGCTACAGTGGAAATCCCATTCCCAGAGGGGAAAATGTGCTGTAACCTCTGCCCACTTTTGGAGACGTATTCGCGAAATCAATGCCGCCGCACGGGGGAGTATTTGCTGGACACACGAATCGTCGGGGCATATTGCCCGCTACAAGTTGTTGATGAGGAGAAAACCGAATGATGAATATCTACGAGAAAATCGCTGCAATCATGCAGGATGTCCAGTATTTGGCAAAGGACGATCATGTAGAGTTTGGCAGCACCAAATACAAGGCACTGAGCGAGGAGAAAGTAACCTCCATCATGCGTGCGGAACTGCTGAAACACAAACTGGTTGTATACCCCATCGCACAGACAGCCGGGAGAACTGGGAACATTACCCACGTGGATGTCATCTACCGCATGGTCAACGTGGAAAACCCGGAGGAATACATCGAGATTGCATCCTGCGGAGATGGCGCAGACACACAAGACAAGGGCAGCGGCAAGGCCATGACCTATGCGTTTAAGTATATGTGGCTGCGGACCTTTGCGCTTCCCACCGGCGAGGACCCGGACAAAATTTCCTCCGCCGAGCTGGACGAGAAGGAGCGGAACGCCGCTCCGGTGTGTGAGCGATGTGGAGCTGACATTGTGTCCGTCAAGAAGCGCAACGGCGAAATGTGGACGGTAAAGGACATGGTTAAGTACTCCAAGGGCCGCTACGGAGCGCAGATGTGCGCCGACTGCATGAAGGCCGCGAAGAAGGAGCAGGGCAATGTTGCAGGCTGATGTGACCGCCGCACGGTGGCAGCAGGACAGCGATGGGGCGTGGCTGTGCCTCCGGGTGCAGTCCCCCACCTCTGCAATGACCATCTGTGACGAGATGAAGCCGGACAAGCAGTATGTGGCGCAGATCAAGCGCAAGGGCAGGAGCCTTGACGCAAATGCTTATGCGTGGGTTTTGCTGGATAAACTGGCGGCACACTATGGGATTCCGAGGAATGATGTGTACCGGGAAGAAATCAGGATCATCGGTGGTGTGAGCGATGTCGTGTGCATGGTATCAAAGGCGGCGGACGAGTTCTGCCGCAGATGGGAGGCGAAAGGAACCGGCTGGATGGCGGAACAAGGGCCAAGCAAAATTCCTGGCTGCGTGAACGTGGCGGTTTGGTACGGCTCCAGCACCTACGACACAGAGCAGATGTCACGGCTGATTGACCAGATTGTTGCCGATTGCCGAGAAGCTGGAATCGAGACTATGACACCGCAGGAGTTGGATGCGCTAAAATCCCGCTGGGGCGAAGCTCAACCGCTGGGAGGTGATAAAGGTGACTGATGAAAGACGGTGTTTCCTGTGCGGCAGAAATGGCGCAAGTGACCCGCTGGAGCGGCACCACATCTTCGGCGGTGCGTACCGAAACAAGAGCGAGAAATACGGCCTTGTGGTGTATCTCTGCGGCGAACGATGCCACAGGAACGGTGGAAACGCTGTACACCGAAACGGGAATCAAATGCGTCTGCTTCGCCGATACGGCCAGTTAAAGGCCATGCAGGAACAGAGATGGACGGAAGATGACTTCCGCAGCGAATTTGGAAAAAGCTATTTGTAAGGAGGAAAACGATGGTAAACAGAATGATTTTGCAGGGGCGGCTTTGCTCTGACCCCGAATTGCGCCGCACCAACAGCGGAACAGCAGTGTGCAGTTTCCGGGTGGCGTGGAGCGAGAAGGTAAAGGACAGAGAAACGAAGCTGTTTCTCTCCTGCGTGGCATGGAAGAGCACGGCAGAGATGATTTGCAAGCACTTTGCTAAGGGCAAGGAGATCGTCGTGGAGGGCAAACTTTCCAGCCGGGAATACGAGGATAACAGCGGCAACAAGCGCACGGTGGTGGAGCTGACGGCGGACCGGGTACATTTCTGCGGCAGCAAGGACAGTGCACCACAGAAGCCCGCACAGACATTCGAGGAGATTTCCGAGGACGACGGCGATCTTCCGTTTTAAGGCGGTGCGCCGATGCCGAACAGAATCATACGCGAGAGCATCTGCACCAGCGACAGCATAGATGGGCTTTCGTGGTTCGAGGAGGTCTTGTTCTATCGGCTGATTGTTTCTTGCGATGATTTCGGGCGCTATGACGGACGGGCCGCAATTATCAAAAACAGGCTATTCCCTTTGAAAGAAAATCTTACTCTGAAAACTGTAGAAAACGCCCTTCATGGACTGGCGAGTGCTGGATTGGTTGCCCTTTATACTTCACAGGGCAAGCGCTTCCTCTACCTACCAACATGGGGTAAGTATCAGAACCAGAGAGCAAAGGAAAGCAAATATCCTGAGCCTGTAGAGCCTACGCAAGCAGATGAAATCATTTGCAAACAAATGAATGCAGATGTTCCCGTATTCGAGAATCGAGAATCGGGAATCGATATACGAGAATCGAGAAGCGAGAATAATGCGCGCGATGCGCGCTTCTCTCCGCCTTCTTTGTCCGAAGTTCAGGCTTATATCTCCGAACGGGGGTCTGCGGTTGACGCACAGCAGTTCGTCGATTTCTACGCCTCCAAGGGCTGGATGGTTGGGAAAAACCGCATGAAGGACTGGAAGGCCGCCGTCAGAACATGGGAGAAGCGCAGAAAGGAGGAAGCCGGTGAACAGCCAACAAAGCAAGAATACCATGTCGGAACATGGCTGTGACATCTGCGGCGGGCTGGGATACACCGTCCGGCGCACGGAAAGCGGAGAACTGGTGAGCAGCACTTGCAAATGCGAGATTATCCGGCAAAACAGAATTCGCATGGAGCGTTCCGGGCTGGCCGGTCTGCTGGATAACTGTACATTCGAGGCATTCCAAACGCGGGAGTATTGGCAACAGGCCGCAAAGCAAGCGGCGGAGAAGTATTTGACCGACTGGAAGGGCAAGTGGTTTTTCATCGGCGGCTCTCCCGGAACTGGGAAAACCCACCTGTGTACGGCGATTTGCGCCAAGCTGATGGACGGCGGAATCCCTGTGCGGTATGTGCAATGGAGGGGAGATATTCCGGCAATCAAGGCAAAGGTAAACGATGCGGAAGCATACGCCGAAGCCATGCACCCGCTGAAAACCGTCCGTGCGCTGTATATCGACGACTTTCTAAAGGGCAGCGTTACGGATGCCGACAAAAACATCGCCTTTGACCTGCTGAATGCCAGGTATATCAACCCGGATGCAATCACGATCATCTCCACGGAGCTGACCATTGACCGCATTTTGAGCTGGGACGAGGCAATCGGGAGCAGGATCAACCAGAGGGCGAAGGATTATATGCTGAACATCGGCAAAAAGCAGAATTGGAGGCTGAAATGAAAGTTTTGGTTGCCTGCGAGGAATCGCAGGAAGTCTGCAAAGCGTTCCGGGCATTGGGACATGAGGCATATTCCTGTGACATTCAGGAACCGTCCGGCGGGCATCCTGAGTGGCATATTCTGGGCGATGCCGTGGACGTTGTCAATAGACCTGGGGTTATTACCACAATGGACGGCGCAACGCATATTGTTATTTGGGATTTGCTGATCGCACACCCGCCGTGCACATACCTCAGCAATGCAGGCGCGCGGCACTTGTGGAAAGGGCATCAACTGCAAGCGGACAGGGTAATGCTCGGAATAAAGGCACGTGACTTCTTCATGGAGTTTTATCGTGCCGATATACCGCTTGTGGCGGTTGAGAATCCTGTACCGAGCAAGCTTTTTGTAATGCCGGAATACTCGCAAATTATCCATCCATATCAATTTGGACATCCGTACACTAAAAGAACGTGCTTATGGTTGAGAAATTTACCACCGTTGGAGCCGACCAATATTGTTGAGCCGACAGCAACATGGTGTCCGAGCGGCAGCTACAGCCATAAGCATGGGGAGCGGCATAAAGGTATGTTTACCACGGATAGGGCCAAAAACCGCGCAAAGACCTTCCCAGGCATCGCCAGAGCAATGCGGAGCAGTGGGGCGGATTGGAGGATTGACATGACCACATTACGCATGATTCCCGGCATTACATACACCCGGAAAAACCTTGAAGCATTGACCGGTATGCCGGACAGAGAGAACCGCCGGATGATACGGGAGCAGAGGCGGCAGGGTGTGCCTATCGTTGCCATGAAAGACGGCGGCTACAAGCTGGCGGAAACGGAGGAAGAAAAGCAAGCCTTACTTTCCATGTACCGCAAGCGGGCATTGGACGAGCTGGGGACATACCGCCGCCTTGCCAGAGCTATGCAGGTGGACGGGCAGATGGAGATGGGATGTGGAAATGGAACGGTTTAACACTCCGCTGACGAAAGAGGCGGCGAAATCACTGCTGGCTTTGGATTTAGAGGACAAGGTGATTACCAGCTACGAGAAGCTGGACGAGTGGTACACCGCGTGGGGCGGCCAGTGTTATGTGTCATTTTCCGGAGGAAAGGACAGTACGGTGCTTTCATATTTGGCTGCAAGGTATCTATCGTCGTTCCGCACACCTCCGTGGCCGCTGAATCTTGTGTTTGTTAACACAGGCCTTGAGTACCCGGAGATACAGAAGTTTGTCAATGAGTACGCAGATTGGCTGCGGAAGGAGTTCCCTCGCGTGCCCGTCAACCTCCACCGCCTGCGCCCGAAGATGAACATTCGGCAGGTGGTGACGAAGTACGGGTATAGCGTCATAGGAAAAGATGTTGCGCACCGGATAGAAACCGCGCGGCGATCACCGGAGAGCCGCAGTATGAAACTATTGCGTGGGGAAGTCTTACGCGTTGATGGGGAAAAGAGTATGTACAACTGTGAAAAGTGGGAGTATTTGCTTTCGGCTCCATTTCTCATATCAGACAAATGCTGTGGGATTATGAAAAAGTCCCCGGCAAAGAGCTATGAGCACCGAGCGGATGTCAAACCCACGACGGCAACAATGGCGGAGGAAAGTCTTTTGCGGATGCAAAAATGGCGCGAAACCGGCTGCAACGCCTTTGAAGGAAGACGTCCCTTATCTAAGCCCATGAGCTTTTGGACGGAGCAGGATGTGCTTCGGTTTATCGTGGAGCGCCAAATACCCTACGCCAGCGTGTACGGCGACATCGTGGCCAGCGACGGCGAAAACGACTACGATGAAACGCTAACGGACTGCAAGCTGCACTGCACTGGCTGCCAGAGAACGGGGTGCATGTTCTGCGCATTTGGCGCACACCTCGAAAAGGGCGAAAACCGCTTTGAGCGCATGAAACACACACACCCGAAGCACTACGAATTCTGCATCGGCGGTGGGGCGTATGACCCTGTGGACGGCTTGTGGAAGCCCACTGAAAAGGGGCTTGGATACGCCAGAGTATTGGACTACATCGGAGTGAGGTATTGAAATGAGCATAAAAATTACCATACCCCTGCCGCCGGTTACAAAGAAAAACAGCCAGCGCATTATGCACAGTAGCAAGACGGGAAAGTCGTTTATCATGCCATCGAAGAAGTACATCGACTACGAGGCAAAAGCTGTGTGGTACTGCAAAAAGGCTGGTGTGCATGAGCCGATCGATTATCCCGTGGAGGTTAAATGCCTGTTTTATATGCCCACCAAGCGGCGAGTGGATTTAACCAATCTGCTGGAAGCTGTTGACGATGTGATGGTCAAGGCGCGTGTGCTGCTGGACGATCACTGCGGCATTATCGTAAGCCATGACGGGAGCCGGGTGCTGTACGACAAGGAGACCCCACGGACGGAGGTGAGCATAACCGCCTATGAATGATTTTGACTATGACATCGTGCAGAAAAAGCGTGTTGCAAGAGGTGCGTTTGCCCATGTAAACCGTAAGCGTGGGAAATGCAGATTGCCCAGTGACTATCTCACTGCGGCACAGAAAAAGGAGATGAACGGAGCGGTGAAAACTTACAACATCACGCGGCCTATGCCGTTGGATGAATTCAAGGGAATGACGGACGATCTGCAGCGAGAATACCTGCGGAATATGCAGAGTTGTGGATGGGCAGCTACATACCTTGCAGACGAGATGGGCTGTTGCAGCGCCACCATCAGAGAATATGGAGAAAAGCTGGGCGTGCCGTTTGTGCGAGGTGGTCGGAACCTTGACTTGTGGTAAAAGAAACTATCGGAGTGGCACACAGCCGAAGTGACGGCAGCAGAAACGCCGGAGAAGCAGACCGACGAAATTGCCCCACCCGCAAGGGGTGCAGAGCTGCTGCACGCACGGCTCACTATCCGGGGAGACCGGGAAAGCGTTTTGCAAAATCTACGCCTGCTTATGCCGAATGAATGTGAAGTCACGGTTGAGTGGTGAGAGGAGAAGAAAACTTGTGAAGGAGCATATTACCACTGGAGGGAAAACGCTTTGCTGGACTTGTAGAAAAGCGTATGGAGGATGCTCATGGACAGAAGTAGACTACACAAAAAAGGGCTGGCCTATACGCTTTGAGCCGGTAAAGGGATGGAATGCAATTCCGACCAAAAATGAAAAATACACATCGTTTTTGGTGGTAAGTTGCCCAGAGTACGATCCTGATGATAGAAAGGAGGATACACATGACGGCAGATTTTGCGGGTATGGGGAAGCGCCTGCGGGAGGCGAGAGAGAAGGAACTTATGTCGCAGAATGATTTGGCTTTGGAATCTGGTGTAGCACCATCGACAATCAGCTATATTGAGTGTGGACACAGCACCGCATCGGTGTGGGTGCTGGCACATATCTGTGATGCGCTTGGGGTATCTATGCAATGGATGGTATACGGGAGAGGAAGAAAATGAGCAGAAAGAGCATATTTACAGTTGTCGGAGGTGCGGCCCTTGGGCTGCTGTTTGCCGCCGGGATATTGTGGGGGGAGCTGATTGCCGCCGAAGCAGAATATGCGGTGGAGCAAGAGCCTGATTCGCCTCCGGTGGCGGAAGCAATCCGCCAAGAAACGCCACAGGAAGCCGCCTACACGAACGAAAGCACCATGACCGTGACAGCATACTGCCCCTGTGAAAAATGCTGTGGAGCGTATTCAAACGGCTATACAGCCACAGGAGTGAAAGCAACACAGGGCGTGACCATCGCTACCGACCCCGATGTGATACCGTTGGGGACAGAGGTTGAGATCGATGGGCATATCTACATAGCGCAGGATGTGGGAGGAGCAATCAGCGGAAACCGCATTGACCTGTACTTTGATAGCCACGAGGACGCACTCCAATGGGGTGTTCGGGAAAAGACTGTGAGGTGGAACGATGGAAAGACTGACATTTGATGGGAACTTCTGCGACATTGCGCAGTGCCGGGAGCTGCCTTGCCAACACGGCGGGAACTGCTCACAAAAGCAAGTGTGGGAGCGGCTGAAAGAATATGAGGACACGGGGTTATCCCCTACCGGACTTGAACACGCGGCGGAAATCGAAAACGGGCTGAATGAGAGCGGGTACAGCATGGAACGATGGGCGGAACTGATTAAAGCCGACAAAGAGGAGCGTGTGATTGTGTTGCCAGCAGTCCGATACTGCGAACAATATGGATGGCAGAATATCACATGGGACGAAAAATATGGAGTTTGTGCAGGCTCATGGAACACCCGCGAGGAGGCGGAGAAAGCATTGGAGGCGATGAAGGATGCTTGAGATATGCCCGATGACGTTAAAAGAGGCAAACGCCTATGTGGAACAACACCACAGACACCACGGGGCTGTAGTTGGACATAAATTTTCCATCGGATGCTCTAACGGAGAGAAAATCGTGGGCGTGGCCATTGTTGGACGACCGGTTTCTCGGCACCTTGACGATGGGTGGACGTTGGAAGTAAACCGGCTATGCACGGATGGCACACGGAACGCCTGCTCCATGCTTTACGCCGCCGCATGGCGGGCTGCTCGCGCGATGGGCTATAAGCGGCTTGTGACCTACATACTGGACAGCGAAAGCGGCACGAGCTTGAAAGCCAGTGGATGGAAATGCGTGGGACAGGCTGGTGGCCTGCGATGGACGGGAAAGCGCCGCCCGGAGGTGGATTTATACCCGGCGCAGATGAAAATCCGGTGGGAAAAGGAGGGCTGACAATGGCGACAAAGAGAGTGTGTGACCGTTGCGGAGCGGAGATCAACCCGTTCAACTCCGTCACCTATGCCGGTATGCGGCAAGTTAAAAACGACATAAGCGACATCGAATACGAACTGTGTGTTTCGTGTGCGCACGAACTGCGGAAGTGGTTCGATGGGGAGGAGAACAACAATGGCTGAATACATTAAACGGGATGTCGTCACGAAGGGAATTATGGCGGCAAAATGGGTGGACGGATATGACGGTGCTATGGCAATGGAGATTGCTGCGTCTGCTCCCACCGCTGATGTGGTTCCGGTGGTGCATGGACAATGGATTGAGGACCATGATTATCTAAAATGCCCAGAGTGTGGCGTGATGGTTAAGTGTGATTTTACCTTTTTTGACATTGGGAATTGGAACTATTGCCCCAACTGCGGGGCAAAGATGCAGGAGGTGGAGTGATGGAACGACTGACGAAACGCGACACCGATGGACAGGTAATGATGGACTGCGAGAAGTGCAAAGCGGATTGGACGGGTAAGCATGGTCAGCCGATGGTTGACTGTACCGCACTGTACTGCCGCAATCGCCTCAAGGATCGTCTTGCCGTCTATGAGGACACAGGGCTGACGCCGGAACGCTGTGCTGAATTTGCGCGAGCAGACGCGGAAGGACGGTACATCGTAATGCGTGATGCGAAGCAGGAGGGCGTTGCCCGCTTACGCGAGCTGGCCGAGGCCGACAAGGACGGTCGGTTGGTGGTGCTGCCGTGCAAGGTGGGTGACAGGCTTTACGAAGTAACGGGTCGAAAAACGATCAGTGTGTACAAAGTTAGAGCCATCCGCGTGGAATTGTTCGGCTTGTTTATCGAGTGGGATATTGTAGAAGGGTTTGCTTGGCAATCGCTGTCAGGTATAAACGCCGGAGAAATCGGCAAGACCGTATTTCTGACCTACGAGGAGGCAGAAAAGGAATTGATGGAGGCGAAGGAGGGGTAAGTAATATGACGCTTACTGAAATGTTTAACATCTGTGATAGCTGCGTATATGCTCCTTGTTTTTGCGGAAATGAGCCGGAAAACTGTGTCGCTTATTTGCAGCGTAATAACCGGATTGGAAAGGATGCAGAGTGATGGTTATACCCAATTACATTCGCTCAAAGATGCACCTATGCGCCAGCCATGCCCGTCAGGCCGCAAAATACGACCTTGAGGTTGCTAATTGGCTTGAGAAACACGGTATTGATGTCGAGGATATCAGCAATGGCGACGGCAGTTCTTTCGAGGAGCTGATGTACGGAAATGATGTGACTGACGAACTGTGCGCCCGCATCGAGGCGATGGAGGATGGCTGAATTAAAGCGCTGCCCTGAGTGCGGTGGAGTTGCAACCGTCATCCATATGTACGATACCTACGATAGAGCAGATTTTGGGTGGGACGCCGGTTGTGGGAGATATAGGGCTGGTGATGGCCTCCACGCAAAGGAGATGAAAGTATCTGGGCTGCCCAGCAAAGAAAAAGCAATCGAAGCGTGGAACAGGAGGGCTAACGATGGATGTTGAAAAGAAAAGGGATGAACTGCTTGCGATTCTTGCGGAATTGGATGCTGAGATACAAACCCTGAGTGATAGCATCGCAAAAGCACGCGAGGACTTGGCGAACGTCTACACGGAGGATGATGCGAAACGGTTCGACGAGAACTGTGACCTTGAGAAGGGTTTGAAGTACATTCGACTGTTTTAGGAGGGCTGACAATGGCTGATTATGAACTGAAAACGTGTCCGTTTTGCGGATGCAACATGAAAATCGAAACTGCAACGATTGATTATATCGAAACCTTTTTGATCGTCGCGGATCCGCAGCATAAGTGTGGGTGTATGATGGGCGCAATGGCGACGCCGAGAAGCAAAGACGTTGACAAGCTGGTCGAATTTTGGAATCGGAGGGCTGACAATGGCTGAATATAAAATCTGCTTTAGCGTGGCTGGGGCGTTTGGCGCTCAAATCAGCTTTGAGGCAAAACCCGGTGTATCCTATGAGGACGCTGCGGCGTCTATTGACAAGGAAAAGCTGGTCCGGCTGATGTGCCTCGACACCTTGGGATACTCCGCAAAGGATATTGCGGTTATCACTCCCGAACAGTACGAAGCGGAATTTGGAGGGGATGAAGATGGCTGAATACATTGACAGGGGAACGTTTAAGGAAAGCGTCGAGGAGCGTTATTGCAAGCCGTGCAAGGCGGAGGGAAAAGACCACAACGGATGCTGGTGTCGTGCTTGTTGGGTTGACGATATGCTCGACGAGGTAGATTGTTTCCAGCCCGCTGATGTGGCCCCGGTGGTGCATGGACGGTGGAGGTACTGCGGATTTTTGCAGGAATGCCAAGCTTGCGGAGAGATTTATTCGGTGCATGGCGGGAATTCCGGGAAGTCGTGGAATTTCTGCCCCAACTGCGGGGCCAAGATGGACGGAGGTGGCGGCGATGCGGCTGATTGATGCGGATGCACTGGGCGTGGGGCGATGCAGCAGGAAGCTATTGCCAGCGGACTACTGCGCCGGGTGGAACGGGCTGGTAAGGTTATTGGAAAAAGCCCCCACAGTGGACGCTGTGGAAGTGGTGCGGTGCAAGGACTGCAAGTACAGTTGCAAAGATGGAAATGGACGTTCCTGCGAAGGCTATTGGTATGAGCTGAGCGAGTACGATGTCACAGTAAAGGACGATGACTTTTGCAGCTACGGAGAAGGGAAGGACTATGATTAAAGACAGCGGAGAAAGAACCAAGTTTCCAAGCGGAGCGCTCCGGGATATGCACACGGGCAAGGGACGGATGGATTTGCTCCCTTGGTTGGCTATCATGGAAGTGTCGAAGCACTGCGAGGCGGGCGCTTTGAAATACGGGGAGCATAATGTCGATAAAGGAATCCCAACTCACAGTCTGTTAGATTCCGCCATTCGCCACGCAGCAAAATATTTGGCGGGCTATGTAGATGAGCCGCACCTTGTAGCTGCGGCGTGGAACCTACTGTGGGCGATCGAGATGGAGATTGTCCATCCTGAATGTGTGGACACTCCGTGGAGGGCAGCCGATGGCGAATAAAGACGCAATGCTGGAAGCCTTGGAGGAAATCGAGAACGGTATGTGCCGCATTAAGGAGCGACGGAGCATTTGGCAGAATAGCCTTGTATATGCACTCTGCCAAGCTGTGCGGCTGCTTCTGATGGACAAGATCAAGGAGGGACGGAAATGAGAATTGACGGCAAAACCCTGCCCAACAACCCCATGAAAGCGTACCAGCAGGGAAAGCTGATAGGGACAAAGCAGAATATGGATTTGGTATCCGAAGTGCTGCTTACAAAGTTTGGATTCCATGTGCTGGAGGAAACGCCGGACAGTCACGACACCATGAGCATTGAGTATCTGCAAAAGTGCCTTGTGAAGCTGGTGAATGCAAAGAACAGCGGCTATGTGACCAAGAAAGACATTGCGGACGCTCTGCGGAGCGACTACAAACTAATCAACAACGCAGAGTGAGGAGGCGGGCATGAGCCGAAAACAAACACTGCCGTATGATGTGCGGCTTGAGTGCATCGCCTATGTCAGAGGTTATCCTCGGAGAGTACAGGCATACAACGATGCGCGGAGCGAGATACTGAGCGGCGGAAGCAGTGCAACGGAGGGAATGCCCCGCTCTCCAGGCATTGGTAGGCCGTCCGAAAGCAAGGCGGAGCAGCTTGCCGCCATAGAAAACTGGCCGGAAACCAAGAAAATGCGGGCAGTGGAATACGCCATAGATCGATGTGGGCGGGATTTGGAGAGTGAGAGCGTCCGAAAGCAGCTTACACAGGGGATCATGCGCAACTGTCAGGGCAAGCACAAGTATTCTCGAAGTAGGATCATCGTGCCGGGGATAAGCGAGCGGACATTCAGCAGGAGAAAAGAGCAGTTTTTGCTTGACATAGCCATATATTGTGGTTTTGCAGAGAAAGTTGGCACAAATTCCACCTAATGATGTGCTACAATAGGTACAGTGGATGATAAGGCATAGCCATCCACCTGTCTTTCCACTCAACCCGTTTCCTCCATCTTATGCGCCGCCGGTATTGGGCGCACCTTCTGGCACCGCAAGGTCATACCGGCACAAACAGCCTGTAGGGAAACCTATGGGCTGTTGTTATATGCAGGCGTAGCTCAGTCGGATAGAGCGGAGCAAGGCAAATGTCGGGTTTCTGTCGCTGGTTCGAGTCCAGCCGCTTGCACAAGAGGCCGGGTAGCGCCCGGACACTGTGAGACCGTTCGTCGTGGCTCACATGGAAATGACAATGCTCGCTGAAAACTGCGCTTGTCTTTATGCGTCAAGACCGGTTTGACCAGACGGAATAGGGGCTACGACTTTTCGAAGCGTAGTTGCCGGTAGCGTGTGACAATCTAAGCGGGAAGACGGCCAATATGCGGCATAGGTGCCCCATAAGGGGAGACCACAGCGAGTGACGGGGACTTTCCCTGAAGCGCTAAAGCAGGGCAGGACTGCAATGCCGCACCAGATGTATGCTACCGCATTGCGGCACCACGGAAGGGTAAGACCGCTACAAGGGGCTTGCCTGTGCGCTGTATGAAAGCGGCAGGCCGAATAATTATTTGGCTGGCTCCGGCCTATGGATAAAGAAACGGATGCGACCGACATACCGGCGCAGGGCTGAAAAGTTCCGTGGGATACCGGCATTACTGCGCTCTGAGCGAGTGCCGAGGCGTTCAATGGATGTGGCGTGGTGGCGGCAATCGTATGATTAGGCCGCTGTGTAAGCAATTCAAACAGAGCGCAATGCCGGGACCTGTGAAAAGACATTGCCCCTCTGCGGGCAGACTGTGTAGCCCATGTTTGAGAGGCCCAAGAGGCCCGCATGGGAGGGGAAAGACTGTTACTGTAGCCAAGGGGTGGGGGCTGGTGACAAACAAGGAGGGTTTACATGGAGGATATTTCGAAGCTTCCGTATGCTGCATGGCTGGAAGAATCCATAGAAACAGTTGTAGGTGTATCGCCAAAATCGATCTGTATTGCAGCAACGGCGCATGATGGAACGACATTCACAGGGTATTACAATGCTGATGCGCAAGATAAGGCTGTGTTTTCGCACCACATCCAAAGCGATGTAACGATGGATATCATCAGGAATAATGCCGACATGATTAAATCCATATTATCCGAGGCAGGAGATGAACAGGAGTGATACATAATGGCAACAAAGAAATCTACCGCCATTGCAAAAGCAAAGGATAACCGCCCTGATACCGGCAGAGGTGGCAAAAGAAACTTCCCACAATCCCTCCCTGACCTTAGCAGCGATGAAGATAGAGCCCTTGTATCTCGCCTCCTTACAGAAGCCCTTGTAGAATACAGACAGCCAAGGGTAAAGAGTGACGAAGAACTTACAGAGAGAATAAACGACTATTTTGCCCGGTGCGCTGAGACAGGACAGACCCCAACAGTAGAGGAACTATACATGACAACAGGCTACTCAATTAGCACGGTTAAGGACTGGTTATACGGAAAACGCAAGGGATTTAGCCCCGAAACGGCAACCATCATAAAAAAAGCCAAGGGTTTTCTGCAGACTTTTGACGCAAAACTTGTGGTTTCCGGGAAGCTAAATTTCCTTGCCTATTGCTTCCGTGCCAAGAACTATTACGGCATGGTGGACAAGCAGGAGATGGTTTTGACGCCGAATCAGCCGCAGATTGAGGGGCTGACCCCTGAGCAGCTCCAGCAGAAGTACATTGCAGCCAGCGACTTTGATGTAAAATGAGCCGAAACCGAGCGACTTTTGCACGGCTTTCCGTGAACGGGCGGTGTGGCGGCAGGGAAAATCCCGCCTTTATACACGGAATTTTGTAAACGACTATGATTTTGGGGTAAAGCGAGCGACTTTCGTAGCGACTTTGCCGCAGACACTGGCGACTTTCGTAGCGACTTTTGCACAGAAGCGAACGACTATGCCAGCGACTTTTGCAACTTCCCCGGCAACTATGACAGCGACTTTGGCAGAGAGGCGCGCCACCACCAGAAGCCACGGCCAGCATGGAGGGGCCAGCCACACCGCCAAGGACACAGGGGCGGCGCACGATGGCGGCAAGCTGGCAGCGCACCGCAAAGCGGCAATGTGCGGAGGAGTGTGCAACGCCACGCCACAAGGCCATAAACAAGGCTTACAGCGCACACAGAGCGGCGGAAATGTAGGGACAGCAGCCATAGTTAAAGCGCCTTACAGGGGCGTTAAAATGGCAAATAAGGCATACAGCAAAAAGCCCCCGGAATACACCGGGAGCAAAGGAAAACCCCGCACGGCGTGAGCCATGCGGGGCGGTGGTCATTTCTGGCGTTTGGCCAAATCGAAAAGTAAAAGAATAGGCTGCAACAGGATATACAGCAGGACCACGGGCGGCACCTCCTTACATGGCGATTGTAGCACGGCTGGCCGTGTGCGTCAATTGTCAATGCGGTACGGGATGCCGTTTACGATGCGGGCGTACTCCCGCCCGTTGATGCTGCCGGCGCTGCGGCGATCCTCGCTGATCCACCATATAACATCAGGGTCATATGCCCAGTCGATCCAGTATTCGGCCCCCCGGTATACGATGTGTAAGCCGCTGTGCCTCATGTAGTCGATGTTGCAGATAATGTGCTCAACGGTGATCCGCTGCGGTAATATGCGCGTCATGGTTTCGTCCTCCTCATGCAAACGTAAATCTGCGGGTTGTTGTCGTCTTGGTGTAACGGGCTGCCACCTCCGGCATATCTCGCTTGATGGCGGCTGTGTCTACCCTGGAGGATGTAACCGTCTTATAGGTGGCCTTGTGTTCTGACCCCGCCAGGGATTCCACCCCGGCGGCGGTCATGCGCTCTTTGAGCTGGTCTTTGAGGCTTTCCACCATTGCGGCGGCTTCCTCCTGCATCCGGATATACTGGGCCAGTTCGGCCATGATGGCATCAATATTCATGCCTCCACCTCCTCAAGAATCACGGTTACATTATCACGGCTGCCAAAGCTGCGGACATCGTAGGCAAGATATTTATAAGTCCCGGTGTAAAGCTTAAGATAGAGTGTGCCGAAACGGGGCTTAACTTCCAATCGGTTCTTTTTTGCATATGCGGAAATCAGGGCGGCGGGCGTAAAGTTCGCGCCGTGGTCGACGGTATCACAGAAAGAGCAAATCCATTTAATCCCGTCGTAATGTTCCGCGCTGATCTCGTTTGCAATGGCGAGAATCTCGGCGACGGTGTAACTGGGGTTCCGCTTGTGTATGCGCTGTTCCAAGTTGAGATTGCGCCAGGATTGGCCGCCGTCATCTGTGTATTGCGTGTCAATGTGCAGGGCAATGGGGTTGATGATCTCTTGCACGGGGTGTTTCAGCGGTGCGCCGGTTCGCTTGTTGGTATAGCGCGGCTGGCTGCGGTTCTGCCAAATCGAGAACTCGAGGAAATATTTTCGGCCATGCTTGCCGGGGATAGATTCGCCCATCGTGCAAACGCGATAATTTCCGACATCGCTTTCAGTGTTGGCCGGTACGCCTCCATTGAAATTACAACCGCGCTTTTCGAGTAACAAATAGTTCTTTCCATTGATAATCATTGTATTACCTCCCGGCCCTATGGCCTTATCTCTTGCCAACGGCTGCCGGATATGGTATACTCTCCGTGCTAGCCTGTTGGCTGGTGTGGGGGCGTTCCCGGGTTGCTTTGGCTGGCTACCGGGTGCGCCCTCGTCCTATATGCTGAGATTATACCACGCCATTAGGGTATGCGTCAATAGTTTTGCCGCATATTATAGCCACAAAATATGCATAATAATTTTATTGCCGCATTGTGCATTATGCGCATTATGGTACACCCTAACGCCGTCCCGATGTAGCGGCGGGGCGGGACGATCTCCGGCGGGTATGGCCGGGGGCGGGGGATATGCGGCTGCGGCTGGCGGCTGGGCGAACCCTGAATGGCGAGCGCAAAACAAAAGGGGAGTTAAAAAAATCCCGCAAAAAATAAAAAGCCGTTTTTAGAGAATCTGCCAAAAACAAATAGGCAAATTTTAGCATACACCCTATTGACACTACCGCTTGCGTGTGCTACACTACCCTTACAAGATGAAGGGAGCGATGCACATGAAAGTCGGATATATTCGGGTGTCCACAGAGGAGCAGAACACGATCCGCCAAGAGATACTGATGAAAGACCTTGGTGTGGAGCGTGTTTACATGGACAAAGCGAGTGGCAAGAGCCGCACAGGCAGGCCGCAGCTGGAAGCGATGATGGATTTCGTCCGAGAGGGCGATGTGGTCATTGTTGAAAGCATCAGCCGCTTTGCGAGAAGCACGAGGGACTTGTTGACGCTGGTAGAGCAGCTCACAGAAAAAGGTGTGGGCTTTGTATCGCAGAAGGAATCCATTGACACGAATACACCGCAGGGCAAGTTCATGCTCACGGTGTTTGGTGCAATGGCAGAGCTGGAACGGGAGCAGACCTTACAGCGGCAGAGAGAAGGAATTGCGGCTGCAAAAGCGGCTGGCAAGTACAAAGGGCGTAAGCCGATCGAGATTGAGGACAGTCTTGTAAAGTCGGTGCATGACAAATGGTACAAGCGGGAGATTACAACATCCCACGCAGTGAAACTACTGAATGTGAGTAGCAGAACCTTTTACCGCCGGATGTGGGACTACGAGGATTCCGCAGGGATTCCGAGACGGCGTTGATGAATAGAGGGAGGAAAGAAAAATGAAAAAAGCGAATCCTGCCAAGCAGAAGAAAATGATAATCGTATTAGCCATTCTGCTAATCGTTACCCTTGCTGTTGCATACAGCAACAAAGATGAGGGCCCTGACGCAGCGGGAGATTTCGATGTACAAGGCAGTGAATCTGCGGAAGAACTGTCGGACATTGCAAGTGATGGGATTGCAGAAAGGCTTGTTTCTCTCGGGATGACAGAAGATGAGGCACAGGCCGGCAGAGATATTCTGCGTATGTGTGGAGTGGACTCCATTTCCGGATGTGAGCCAACAGACGCATCGGCATCGGTCGATGGACTTGTTGCATTCCGCGAAGTGGTGGACAAGGACAGAGTGTTCTGGTTCACGGTAGACCACCGGGAGATTATTTATGTATCCCTGAATGGAACGGACCTATATGACAAAGACAAGGGCGGGTTCTTGATGACGATAGACGATGTACATGTGCCGGAATCTTCCGTGCCATACGATGTTTATCGACAGTTGCAAGACATGACAGAGACTGTACTTGACCGATACTTTGTAAGCGCAAAATACTATGACGGCTGGGGAATTGGCCGTGCGGATGAAAAATACATGGTGCAGTGCGAGGTATATGCGTCAAACGCGCTCAAGATGAAATCCTGGGTTCCGGCAAAGGTCTGGTATGAAGATCAAGGAAATGGCGAATTTGCTGTTACTGGCGTACAGATTGATGGCACGCAGTACGAAGTGAAGCCGTAAGGGATCCGCAAAAACCAAATAGAATGGACTACCGATTTTTCGGCAGTCCATTTTTTATTGCAGGAGGACGAATGGATTATCGGAAGATTGCGGAAAGCATCAAAAACCGCATAGAGAAAACGCATGATCGAGAAGCCTACAAGGATTTGCTGGCGTTGTGTATTGGGTACGAAGCGGAAGATTTTGCTGCGGCGCACCAGTTAAATTCCGAAGTCCGAAAGATGACCTCCGAAGCGTTGCGTAACGGAAACCCGAAGGATGCGGAGTATTTCTACACGCTACATAAGCAAGCCATGCTGTTTGACGCACCGCATGATTTTGATACCTTCCTGCTGTATGTGGAAATGGACAGAAAGCCGGAGAAACGGTTCTATGCTCCCCGGAGACGGTATCTAAGACCTATTGTGCAGGGGTATCAAGATGTGCTTGACGGCAAGTTAAGGCTGCTGACCATTTCTCTGCCGAAAAGAGCCGGGAAAAGCCAGCTCGGAATCAATTTCATCAACATGATTTCCGGCAGAAACCCGGATAAATCGTCCCTTATGGAAGGCACGGGCGATGACCTTGTGCGGAGCTTCTACAACGGCTGTCTGGAGTATCTGCAAACGCCCAACGAGTATTTGTTCTACGATGTGTTTCCGGATGCTCCCTTGGTGCAGACCAACGCAGACACGAAAATCATCAATCTGCGTTCAAAATCTCGATTCCCTACGGTCATGTGCCGGTCGATTGACGCACGGCAGGTGGGTTTGTCGGAGGCAACCAATGTCCTTTATTTGGATGACTGTGTGGAGGGCAGAGAGGAAGCGAAAAACCGTCAACGGCTGGATGATAAGTGGGAAGTAATTTCCGGCGATATTTTAGGCCGTGCCATAGAGGGTACGCCTATTGTGGCCACCGGGACGAGATATTCCCTTTATGACCCCATAGGGCATTTACAGGAAGAAGCACAAAAAGGCGGCTGGACATGGAAAGCCATTGAAATCCCCGCCCTTGACCTGATTACAGACGAAAGCAATTATGAGTATGAGCGGGAGGGGAAAAAAGTTTTTACCACCGCTTATTTCCGTGAGCAGAGAGAGCTTCTGAGTGCGGAACAGTTTGAAAGCGAATTTCAGCAGCAGCCTTTTGAAGCAAAGGGGCTCCTTTTCAATAAGTCGGAGCTGAACTATTTCTTTGAACTGCCGGTAGATCGTGACCCGGATGCAATCATTGCCGTGGCAGACACCGCAGAAAGCGGGAAAGACAGCACGGCCATGCCTGTTGCGGCTTTATACGGAGAGGAAGTCTACATCGTGGATGTGGTGTACGATGATTCTCCCGCAGAGGTCACAAAGCCGGAATGCGCAAAGTGCCTGATTGATAACAAAGTGGGCGATGCGCTGTTTGAATCCAACAACGCAGGTATGTATTTTGCAAGAGATGTTGCGGAGCTTGTGAAAAACGCAGGATTCAACACCAGCATACGGACAAAAAGGACGATTTCCAACAAGCAGACAAGAATTGAGTTTGCATCAGACGGAATCAAGAAACATTTCTACTTCAAGCATCCGTCCACATACAAGCGAGGGTGTCAATACTGGGGATTCATGCAGGAAGTGACCACCTATGTCAGAAGCGGAAAGGTGGCACACGATGACGCTCCCGATTCTCTATCGCTGCTGGAAAACGAGATCAGAAACCGTATCAGCGGCAAGATTGAAATATTCAAAAGACCGTTCTAAGAGGTGATGATATTGAGACAGATGTTTGGTAGAAAGGTCATTTATTCCGATGTTACCGAGGTAAACGAGGGCAATATTGCAAATATTTTGCAAAAGGCAATGGTTATCCACACCGCAAACCGGGCAGACATGGAATATTTATACAGGTACTATAAAGGCGATCAGCCTATCCTTGCGAGAGTAAAGGATGTACGCCCGGAGATCAACAACAAGATTGTCGAAAACCGGGCAAACGAGATCGTGTCCTTCAAGGTCGGCTACTTGATGGGAGAGCCTGTACAATATGTCAGCAGGATAGCCGATGAAAAAGCGGCTGAAATGGTGACAAAACTGAACGATTATGTTTTGTCCGAGGACAAACCGGCAAAGGATAAGGAACTGGCAGACTGGTTCCACATCTGCGGAACGGCTTATCGCATGGTCATGCCGGACACACCGGAAGATGAAGATGAAGCCCCGTTTGAGATTTATACCCTTGACCCCCGGTTTTGCTTTGTGGTGTATTCCGTGCAGCTGGGAAATCCTCCCCTTATGGCGGTCAAGTATGTCAAAATGGAAGATGGGACAGTCGTTTTCAGCTGTTACACAAAAGACCACTTCTACGAGGTGACCGACACATGGAAAATCACCAGAAGTGAGCCGCAGATTTTGGGAATCCCCATCATCGAGTACCCGGCAAACCGGGCAAGACTTGGCGCATTTGAAATCGTACTGAATCTGCTGGATGCAATCAACAATGTGGAATCCAATCGCATGGATGGCGTGGAGCAGTTCGTGCAGTCCTTGCTTCTGTTCCATAATGTGCGTATTTCCGAAGAACAATATTCTGCGCTGCGGCAGGATGGAGCGATTCAGTTTGAGGATATTGACCCGCAGAAGAAAGCGGAGATCAAGAACCTTGTTACAGAGCTGAATCAAACGCAGACACAGACTCTTGCGGACAATCTGTATAACACGGTGCTGACCATCTGCGGGATGCCCAACAGAAACGGAGGCTCTTCTACCTCTGACACCGGCTCTGCGGTCATTATGCGTGACGGCTGGTCTGCGGCAGAAGCAAGAGCAAAAGATTCCGAGCTGGTATTCAAGCGTTCCGAAAAAGAGTTTCTGAAAGTGCTTTTGCGGATTTGCAATGACTTGAGCGACTTGTCTTTGAAACTGTCCGCAATCGAAATCAGATTTACCCGGCGGAATTATGAGAACATTTCCGAAAAGGCAAATGTGCTGGTTACCATGCTGGGCAACGGTAAAATTGCGCCGCAGCTTGCGTTTACGCATTGCGGCCTTTTCAGCGACCCGCAGCTTGCGTACAAGATGAGCATGGAATATCTGGAGGAAAACGGAGGAAACAATGGAATTAACGATGGAGATGGTGCGGACGATCAACGAAATCCTCAAGAACCGCAATCAAGCGGAGGTGAAAGTGGAGAACGGGAAGATCGTGGTGCTTGAAGTACGAAGAAAGAAGAAATACTGAGTGGGTCTTGCAAGGGCTTGACCGACAGCCGAGGGGCTATCCGAAAGGGTAGCCCCTTTTATTTTTTGATTTAACCGCCGAAAGGCGATAAATGGTCAGTGACGACCTTAAAACGCAAACGGGAGACAACCCGAAAAAAACAGAAAATAGTGCTGAGTGAACAGCCTTGTTAAACGCAGGAGGTAATCAAAATGGCAAAAATCGACACCAATCAGATCAAGGGCTATGCGGAAATGTCTTTGGAGGACAAGCTGAAAGCATTGGAAGCGTTTGAGTATAACGACAATGCATCCGAGCTTGAAAAGCAGAAGGCGGCTGTTTCTAAGGCAAATTCCGAGGCCGCAGAGTGGAAAAGGAAACACAATGCCCTGCTGAGCGAGGACGAACAGAAGAAGCAGAAGCAGGAGGAGGACATTGCCGCCATGCAGAAGGAACTTGACGAACTGCGCCGAGACAAGACCGTTTCGCAGTTCACAGCCAAGTTTATTGCACAGGGCTATGACGAAAAGCTTGCGGCAGAAACCGCAAAGGCGATGGCTGACGGAAACACTGATAAGGTGTTTGCCAACCAGCAGGCGTTTCTTGAGGCTTATGCAAAGCAGGTAAAGGCCAGCGCAATGAAAGGCACGCCCAAGCCCGCTGCGGGCGCAGGGGCGAATGGTGCAGACTTTTCCAAGAAAGCTGCCGAAGCGCAGAACGCCGGCAATTTTGCGGAGGCGGCGTACTATACCCGCCTGATGAATCAGGACAACAACACACAGTAAAGGAGAATGAATTAAAATGGCAGATACTTTTGCTACCAGCTTCGGAGTGCTGAATTACTCCGGTATGCTTTTTAACAAGGGCAACATCCGTACCCCCCTTTCTTCCATTATCGGAAGCCGTGCAAAGACCACCAATCATGTGGAGTTTGTCACTGGTCAGGAATACAGCTCTGCTGGCGGCGCACAGCCCGCTATCAGCGAGACTGCGTCTCTGACTGCCCCTGACGCTACCGTGGTGACCCGCACCCAGAAAACCAATGTTACGCAGATTTTCCAGGAGACCGTGGGCGTTTCCTACGCCAAGATGTCCAACATGGGAACCCTGTCCGGTGTGAATATCGAAAATCAGCAGGCCAACCCCATCAATGAACTGGATTTTCAGGTTGGTGCAAAGCTTCAGAAGATTGCCCGTGACATGGAGTTTACCTTCATTCAGGGCGCATACAACAAGGCCACGGACGATTCCAAGATCAACAAGACCCGTGGTCTGACCACCGCCATTACCACCAATGTGACCGCAATGGGGTCTAAGCCTCTGGGCTTGTGGGATGTGGCCGACATGGTGAAGAAGATTTACGGTGCAAACGCTCCCACCAACGGTCTGGCACTGTGGTGCGATGCTGTGACCATGTTCCAGATCAATGCGGATGCCGTGCAGAACGGTCTTACCGTAGTTCCTGTTGCTCGCGAGATCAACGGCATTGCGCTGTCCAGCGTAATCACCCCTCTGGGCGTGGTTTATCTGTACCTGGGCGAGTGCCTGCCCGCTGGCACCGCTCTGCTGCTGAATCTGGATGTCATTGCACCCGTGTATCAGCCTGTACCAGGCAAGGGCAATTTCTTCCTGGAGCAGCTGTCCAAGACCGGTGCTGGTGAGAAGTATCAGCTGTTCGGTCAGGTAGGTCTTGACCACGGCCCCGAATGGTATCATGGCAAGTTCACCGGTATTTCCACCGATTTCACTGCGCCCACCTACAGCCGCAGCGTGTTCATCGCCAATGACGCAAGCAATCCTGTAAACACCAAGGCTGTGACCGGCTGATAAAGGAGGGCGGGAAGTATGACCGAAGCTGAAAAGACCGAGCTTTTAGCTACTATGACAGACCAGCAAGGAAGCGTGCTTTCCGCCTACCTTGCTATTGCTGGGGATAAATTGCTGCGAAAACTATACCCGTTTGACGACACGATTAAGGAAGTCCCCGAACGGTATCACATGACCCAAGTGGAGATTGCCGCATATCTGCTGAACAAGCGCGGAGCAGAGGGCGAAACAGCGCACAGCGAGAATGGCATTTCCCGCTCCTATGAGGACGGCGATGTTCCGTCCTCCCTTTTGCGTGACATTGTCCCTTATGCGGGGGTTGTGAAATGAAATGTATGGACCGAAACAAATCCGAGTGCTGGTATCTTCTGTACGACGGCAAGACCATGAATATGTCCGATGACGGCTACGAAACCGGGCAAATGTCCGTGAAATACAAAGACGCAGTGAAAATGCTGGCGAATATCTCCCCTGCATCCGGGGCGGCGCAGGTGGAGCAGTTTGGACAATTTGTGTCTTATGACAAGGTTATTGTCACGGATGACATGAGCTGCCCTATCAGCGAGGATACTGTTCTGTTTGTAGACAAGGAGCCGGAGTATGACGGCGAAAAGCCTCTGTATGACTACGTCGTAAAGCGAGTGGCCAAGTCGCTCAATTCCATTTCCATTGCCATAAGCAAGGTGAATGTATCGTGAAGCACAAGGTTGTTACCACCCTTTCTCCAACCGGTGTGCAGCAGATGATCGATTCCGTTCAGGAATACCGAGAATGGCTGAAAACTGGCTGTACGCTGCTGCTGGAACGTCTTGCACAAGAGGGCTATGAGGTGGCAAGCGCAGGTTTTTCGGATGCCACATATGACGGCACAAACGATGTGACCGTGTCTGTCGAAGATCGAGGGAAAATAAAGGCCGTTGTCGCCGTTGGCGGCACGGTCTTATTTATTGAGTTCGGCACCGGAATAACTTACCCGGATAACCACCCGGAAGCAAGTGATCTTGGTATGGTGCGTGGCACGTATGGGAATGGACACGGAAAACAAACCACATGGGGCTATTACGGAGACCCCGGAACAAACGGAACAGTTGCAGGAGAGAGAGCAAAGGGAACGCTTGTTCTTACACACGGCAACCCCGCAAATATGCCCATGTATAACGCCGTAAAAGAATTGGAGTTACGGCTTGGCGCACTCGTAAAGGAGGTGTTCCGATGATTGATGTAGAACGGATGATTTTTACCCCGATTGCAGAATCTCTACGGAAGAAATTCAAGGGGATAGCTGTTTCCGGGGCGTATGTAAAATCTCCTCCTGACTTTCCGTATGCAAGCATTGTGGAACAGGACAATTATACAACCACGATCAATCAGGACAGCTCCGACACAGAGCGTTTTGCGACCGTCATGTATGAGGTCAATGTCTACTCCAACAAAGCCGGAGAAAGCAAAGCGGAATGCCGCAGCATCCTGTCAGAAATCGACAAAATGCTGTATGCAATGAATTTCACACGCATTTCCATGACACCCGTCCCGAACATGGATGATGCGTCCATTTATCGCTTAGTAGCGCGATACCGAGCTGAAACGGACGGAAACACACTTTTTAGGAGGTAAATTATGGCAATCAGTACTTACAAATGCTTTCTGATGCAGAAAGCGTCCACCGGGGGTACATGGACGAAGCTGGTGGACATCAAGGAGTTCCCCGACCTTGGCGGTGATCCTGAAATGCTGGAAACCACCACCCTGTCTGACAAGATGCAGACCTACATCGCCGGTATTCAGTCTATGGACGGCCTGAGTTTCACGGCGAACTACACCCTGGCCGATTACAAGACCCTGAAAGCAAAAGAGGGCACAGAAGCGGATTATGCCGTGTGGTTTGGCGGCACGGAGACCGGCGGTGCTGTTACCCCCACTGGCTCTGACGGAAAGTTTTCCTTCAAGGGCCAGCTTTCCGTGTACCCCACCGGCGGCGGCGTAAATGAAGTGGTCGGGATGAATATCACCATCGCACCCACCTCGGTCATCACTTTGGACGACAGCGAGTAAGGAGGAATTATGGCAAAGACAATGGACATCGAGCACAACGATGTGAAATATGTGCTGGAATACACCAGAAAATCTGTGGAAATGATGGAGCGGCAGGGCTTCGAGATCGAGGAATTGCAACGCAAGCCCATGACCTATCTGCCGGCCCTGTTTGCTGGCGCTTTTTTGGCGCATCACCGCTATGTAAAGCGTGATGTTATCGACAAGATTTACGCCCAGCTGCCCAACAAAGGAGATATGCTGGGCAAACTGGTGGAAATGTATAGCGAACCCATTGTAGCGCTCATGGATGATCCCGAAGCCGAGGGAAACGCCAGCTGGACGGTGGACTGGTAAGCGAACCGCCGCCCGATAAAGAGGGGGGCAATACCCCCCTCTACGCTTACACGGAAAAGTTCTATGAGGTTTTCCCTTATTACCTTGCAATAGGCATGACCTACGAGCAGTTCTGGGAAATGGATTGCGAGTTGGTCAAGTACTACCGCAAGGCAGCGAAAATCAAGCAGGCCTTGGATAACCAGCAAGCATGGTTACAGGGTGCGTATTTCTATGAAGCCTTGGCGGATGTTTCGCCTATTCTTCATGCGTTCGCAAAGAAGGGCGCAAAGCCCATTCCGTATCGAGATTCCCCCTATCCTGTTGGTGGGAATGACAAATCACCCGATAAAGCGGAGAAAGAGGAGAAAAACGATAACCGTGCAAAGGCAGTTATGGAAATGTTTATGATTGCCAACAATAAGAAGTTCGAGCCGGGAGGTGAAAAGCATGGACAATCTTGAAATCCAAGGGCTTGAGTTCCAAATCAAGGAGAACAGCGATAGTGCCGTTGCGTCTTTAGGACGTCTTGAAAAAGCACTTTCTTCCCTGAAAACGGCCACCTCCGGCGGAGCGTCCGGCCTCAGCGGAGCGTCGAAACAGGTGGATTCCTTTAACAAGTCTCTGAACAACATTGAGAAAACATCAAGGTCTGGTAAGCTTGGAGGTTTTTTCCAGTCGTTGAAAACAACCGGAGTACTGGTTGGAATCAGGATGCTCCGCTCTGAGCTGTCAAAAGCTATCACCGAATCAAATGATTATCAGGAGGACCTAAACCTTTTCACCGCATCAATGGGGCAATACGCAAAAGAAGCCCAAGAGTACGCTGAAAACGTCGGAGAAGTGATGGGCATTGACCCCGCCAAGTGGATGCGAAATCAGGGCGTGTTCAATACCTTATTGACTGGTTTCGGGTCTGTCTCCGACCGTGCCTACTTGATGAGTAAGAACCTTACCCAGCTTGGCTATGACATTTCCTCGTTCTTCAACATCTCCGTTGAGGACGCTATGCAAAAGCTGCAATCTGGTATTTCTGGCGAATTGGAGCCGTTGCGTAGATTGGGCTATGACTTGTCGCAAGCCAAACTGGAACAAACCGCCTTGACGCTGGGAATCGAAAAGTCTGTTTCTGCCATGACGCAAGCGGAAAAGGCGGAGCTTCGATACTACGCCATTATGACGCAGGTCACAACGGCTCAAGGCGATATGGCCCGTTCACTGGAAGCCCCGGCAAACCAACTCCGCATCTTCCAAGCGCAGTTAACACAGGCATCAAGAGCAATCGGTAATATTTTTATTCCTATTCTTCAAAAGATATTGCCCATTGCAATCGCCGTCCTTCGTATTATACGCGAGCTGGCGGATGCTATTGCAAAACTGTTTCACTTCAAGCTCACGGAGATTGACTATTCTGGCGTTGGAAATCTGGCCAGCGGCGCAGAGGATGCCGCTTCCGGGCTTGATGATGCCACCAGCGCAGCAAAGGCACTCAAGAAGTCTGTCATGGGCTTCGATGAGCTGAACATCCTGAACGGCAACACTTCGTCTGGATCGGGTTCTGCCGGTGCGTCCAGCGGCGGCGGGTTTGACTTCGAGCTTCCGGAATATAACTTCCTTGGCGATGCTGTAAGCAAGCAGATTGATGAAGTCACGCAGAAGCTCAAAAACGCACTCCCGTGGGTTCTCGCTATCGGCGCTGGCCTTTCTGCATGGAGAATTGGGAAAAAATTTGGTTTTAATTTGCAAAAAACCATTGGACTTGCTGTGGGCATTTATGGTGCGCTTACGCTTGTACAGAACATTTTAGATTCGATCGTAAACGGTGTAACGCAAGAAAACATGGCTGGGATGATTTTCGGCATGACGCTTGCCGTGACAGGACTGTATGTCGCTCTTGGGCCGGTGGCTGGAGGAATTACAGCCATTGTTTCCGGGCTTGCTGTTTTGGCCGTTGCGTTTATTGATGCGGAGAAAAATGGATGGAATTTCCAGAATCAAATGCTTGCTGTTGCTGGAATTCTTGCGGCTGGCGTAGGCATCGGCATTTTGACCGGCTCCTTTATCCCGCTTCTTATCGGAATGATTGCATCGCTGCTGCTTAGCGTTACTACGGCGACCGGGCACGGGCAGGAACTTATCGAAGGAGTCAAAGAAACGCTAAAGGGATTTATTGATTTCTTTGCGGGAATTTTTACTGGAGATATAGAAAGAGCTACGAATGGAATCGCTGGAATCTTTAACGGTCTTGGGAAAGCGATTGGTGCTGTAATTGACGGTATAAGAGATTGGTTTAACGGATTGTTGGATTGGATTGACCAGAAAACAAACGGAAAGTTGAAGCCGCTTATTACCGGAATCAAGGCTATTGTAACCGCCGTTTTTGACAACATCAAGCAAACCGTCGGGAATGTAATCAACGAAATTAAGACGATTTTTTCCGGGCTAATCAAGTTTATCTCCGGCGTTTTCTCTATGGATTTTGACAAGGCGTGGGAAGGAATTAAGGACATTTTCAAGGGTGTATGGAACACCATAATCGATCTGCTTAACGGCGCAATCAATATCATCATCAGAGGGCTGAACTGGCTCATTAAGCAGATGAATAAAATCAGTTTTGATGTTCCTTCGTGGGTACCGGCCATTGGCGGGAAGTCTATCGGTGTGAACATTTCCTATATCAGTGAGAATGTGCTTCCGCATCTTGCAAAAGGTGCAGTTATCCCGGCAAATGATGAATTCCTTGCTGTGCTTGGCGATCAGCCCCACGGGAACAACATCGAAGCACCGGAAGGCCTTATTCGTAAAATTGTCCGGGAGGAATCCGGCGGTTCCAGCGAAATTCACGTCACTATCGTTCTCGATAGTGTAACTGGAAAGAAATTGTTTGATACGGTGGTAAGGGAGAACAACGCCGTTGTCCGTGCAACTGGGGCAAGCCCTCTTGTTATGTAAGGAGGTCAAATGGCAATTTTAACCATCACAAAGGCAGACGGGACGAATGTCCCGCTGCCTGACCCCAGCGAATATTCGTGGGGTCTACAAGATGTTGATGCAGACGGAACGGGGCGAAACCAAAGCGGAGATTTGTTCCGTGACCGGGTAGGGATTAAGCGAAAGCTAACTCTATCGTGGCCACCAATGAAAGCAGCTCCAATGTCTACGCTGTTACAAGCAGTTGATGATGTGTTTTTCGATGTAAGTTATCCAGATGCCATGACCGGAACCACAAGGAAAATGACCGCTTATGTTGGAGATAGAACGGCTCCAATGTATAGCCTTATTGATGGTGCATATCAATGGAATGGGCTATCTATGAACTTCATCGAGAGGTGAGCCATGCACACTGTAACAGACGCATTTCATGCTGCGTGTTCTGCGCCGGGGCGTGAAATTACCAGCAAAATCAACTTCAATGGAACAGCAGACCTTCCCGCATCGGAGATACAGGAGATCGTTGTAACGGAGCAGTTTGGCTCGTCGGACGGCGTGACCATCGGTGCGGCGTTTTCTTCCAGTTGCAAGGTGACGATGTACAAGCAGGACAATCTCCCGCTGAACGGTGCATTTTTTATTCCATCTGTTGGAATCATGGTGGGCGGCGAAGCCCAGTATGTCCAAAAGGGCAAATATTACATCCCCACGGACGGCGTAGAAGAAAGCGGGAAGTTGTGGGTAACTATCACCGGATATGACCGCATGGCCAGTCTGACGGATGATTATGTGCCTACCATTGATTTCCCCGCCACTCCTGTGCAGATTCTCACAGATGTGTGTACGCAAGGAAATGTCACTGTTCCCTCTGTAGCTTTGCCGGATATTCAAATTGCTGCCCCCTACACAGGGTCACTGCGCCAGCAACTCGGATGGCTGGCGGGGCTGATCGGATGCAATGCAAAATTTGGTTCCGATGGCGAACTAAAATTCTGCTGGTACTCTGATAGTATTTCTGTTGGGCCGGAGGTGCAGTATCAGGGAGGACTTAGCAAATCCGCAGATTCCCCGTTTACCATACAAAGCCTTGTCACGGGAACGGAAGAAAACCCCATCACGGTCGGGACGGGTGTTGGAATTTCGGCTACAAACCCGTATATTACCGAAGCTGTGGTGGCTACTGTTTTTGATAAAATTGGAAACAAGGCAATGATGCCGTGTAAGGTGCAATGGCGGGGAGACCCCTCTACGGAAGCAGGTGACATATTGCACGTTACAGATGTGACCGGCCCAGCCAGCACATTCCCCGTGTACATTATGGAACAGGAGCTGCGCATAAAGGGCGGAATGGTGGCGAATACGACCTGCTATGCGCCGCAGGACAAGCAGTATGTCGTGGAAAGCCCTATTATGCAGCAAGTAAAACGGGAATATTCCGGCCTTGCCAAAGCCATGCAGGATGCCACCGAAAGAATCATAGGCGCAAAAGGCGGATACTGGGAAGTCACGCTGGATGATGACGGTTTCCCAACTGGGTGGATGGTTCGAGACACGCCCACTATGGAAGATAATACAAGGCTGTGGATTATGAACATCAACGGTCTTGGATATTCCAAAGACGGCGGGAAAACCATTTCTGGCGTTGCGCTTACGATGGACGGCGCAGTAAACGCAGACACAATAACGGCTGGGCAGATGTCCGCAGAGCGTGTGACGATCAATGGACAAACTCTTTCTGATTTCATTGATGCAAGCATTGATGAAAATGGACACCCTGTGCTTCGCATTGGATCCTCTGCATCGGAGATTGTTTTGAAGGAGTACAACGACAAGATTGGGTTTTATGACGCAAGCGGCACATTGTTAGCGTACTGGAATAACAACAGCTTTGAACTGGTAGAGCTATCGAAGTTCCGCCTCGGCCCGATGTCTATCGTTGTGCAGCCGAATCAATCCATAAGTTTCGTGGGGGTGACGTGATGCCGAGCATCTACGGAAGCAAATCTAAGGGATGGCAGCTACGCCTTGACTATACGGTCAAGAGCCAGAGCATCGAGAATAACACCAGCGCGCTTGATTTAACCTTGTATGTGTACGACGGTACCGGGTACTCACAAAATGAGTCTGCGAACGAAGCGTATTACATTCTGCAAGGTACAAAAACGTGGAATCCGTACAATTACCCATCTACCGGTTGGTACAAGCTTGGCGCAAAGTCTATCACTGTTACACATAGTGGTGACGGAACCGGGAAAGTCACGCTTTCCGGCGAATGGGACTGCGGCTTTGATTCGTCCTACACACCAAGGCATTTGACCGTATCAGGCAGTGTTACGCTGCCAACAATTCCAAGAGCATCTTCCGTGTCTGCCGCAAATGGCACAATGGGCGGTAATGTAGCAATTACAATCACACGGAAAAATTCCTCCTTTACACATAAGTTGTCCTATAACGCCGGAAGCGGGTATGTCTCTATTGCAACTGGTGTAGCCACATCTTACACGTGGGCAAGCCCTGACAGCATGATAGATGCTACCACAAATGCTTCATCCCGCACGGTGACGATAAAATGCGAGACCTACAACGGAAGCAGCAAGATAGGTGAAAGCACGACAACCTGTGTCCTCACTGTGCCGGAATCCCTCGTTCCATCTTTAAGCGTGGTGCTTTCCGATGCCGCTGGGTATCAGCCGACATATGGATGGGTACAAAACAAGAGCCAGCTAAAAGCCGTTGCCACAAGTGGCGGAGTAAGGGGAAGTACCATCGTAGGTACTGTCATGAAAATTGGTAATGAAAATGCCAATTTGAATACAGGGAATCTGCTTACAAAAAGCGGCTCTGTTGTGGTGACGGTAACTACGACAGATTCTCGTGGCAGAAGCAAGACGGTTACAAACACTATTACTGTACAGCAGTATGCTGGACCGACTATTGCAAATCTCACATACGCAAGAGGCTCCTACACAAGTGGCGTGTGGACAGAAAACAATACAGGCGCAGACATTAAGGTGATGTTCGACCTCACCATTTCTTTGAGGAATAACACCGCCAGCATCTCTTTGAAGATCGATGACGAGAATAGGCAAACCCTTTCTGCGCAAAGCTCCGGCTCAAAGGTTGTTTACATCGCCGGTGTCGGAACAGATACGACCAGAAAACTAACGGTAGTCGCCACGGACGCTTTTTCAAGCAGTTTTACCAAAGAAATGGATGTGGCAACAGTTGAAGTTCCGTTAAATATCAACTTCAACTTGCCGGGAGTGTGTTATGGCGGGGTATCCGAAAAAGAGAAAACGGTGCAATTCAAGTGGCCTATCTTCGCCGAAAAGGACATGGAGCTGAACGGGGAATTGATTTTATCTGATTCCGCAGCGGGAAAACTTCGGCAATTGATGGGCATCCAAGACTACATCATTGAGCAAGGCGTAAGCGGCAACTGGACGTACTACAAGTACGCCTCCGGTTATGCAGACTTGTGGTGGCGTGGGACAGTGACACCTACCAGCTATACTGCTGTGGGGAGCATGGTCTATACCAACATCATCAGCCTGTCAATGCCCTTTGGTGTGACCGGCAACGTAGTAGTCACGGGCAGCGTCCAAAATCTACACATGATCTGCAATACGGATTGGAGCTATGTCGGGAAAACGGTGTCGTTCCGTATGCTTCGTGCAGCGTCCATGACGCTGGGTGCTCAAACCGTATCGCTGCGGGTGACTGGCAAATGGAAAGCATAAAACATATAAGGAGATACCGCATGACAGAAACTATCATTGTTGCACTTATCACCGGCGGCCTGTCGCTGCTGGGGGTAATCATCACCAGCAACAAGACCACCCGTGATGTGCAGGCCAAGCTGGACACGCAGCAGGCCGTCACCGACACCAAACTGGACGAGCTGACACGGGAAGTCCGGGAGCATAACAACTTCGCCCGGCGCGTTCCGGTGCTGGAGGAGCAGATCAAGGTCGCCAATCACAGGATAGCGGATTTGGAAAGATTATCCAACCACTAAGCATCGCAGATTTACAGTATGAGGAGGGATATATATGTATCGAGGTACGACCCCTACGCTGACATTCCAGCTACCCATCGACACGGGAAGTATCACGGTGCTGTCCATTGCCGTGGCTCAGGCCGGACAGGTTAAGATTGAAAAAACATTGCCGGATGTACATCTGGACGGGAATGTTGTTTCCTGCACGCTGACGGAAGCCGAGACCCTGTCGCTTACTGCCGGGAGAGGCATTGACGCAAAGATACAGCTCCGGGTGGGCGTGGGGTCGCAGCGCATGGCATCACAGGTATTCACGGTGCCGGTGGAGCGTATTCTCCGGGATGGTGCGCTATGATCGAGTTTGACGTAGCGTTCCGGCCCGGCGATGACTTCGCAGTCACCTTCGGCGGGGAAGTCCCTCTGGATGCTGAGATGGGGCAGGTGATGGAGGTGCTTGCTACCGAGGAGCGGACGGTGGAGCTGTCTATGCCCTCCGGCAATCAGGTCATCCTGCCCACCAGCAGCAAAGGAATGCGTAAGGTGACGATTCAAAAACCGGACACCCTACTGCCCGAGAACATCAAGAAGGATGTGGTGATCGGCGGCGTGACCGGAACTCTGGAGGGTGGCGGCAGCTTCAAGGCAGTGATAGAACGCACGGCTGTCAGCCCTACACTTCCGGGTGATTTGACGACCATTGGTTACAGTGCGTTTAGCGGTTGTCCCAACCTTGCATTAACCAGCCTGCCGTCTGGGGTAACAAGCATCAGTGACTATGCGTTTAATAATTGCCCCAACCTTGCATTAACCAGCTTGCCGTCTGGCATGACAAATATCGGTAGCTATGCGTTTCAAAGCTGCCCCAAACTTGCACTAACTAGTCTGCCGTCTGGAATAACACGCATCGGTTACTATGCGTTCAATGGTTGCCGCAACCTGGCAATAACTAGGCTGCCACCTAGGATAACGAACATTGGTTTCGGTGTGTTTGCTAATTGCACCGGGCTAACAAGTATTACATTCGAGGGAAACCCAAAGACCATCCACTCTTCTGCATTTAACGGGTGCTCCAACCTAACCACCATTTATGTTCCGTGGTCGCAGGGGCAAGTAGCAAATGCTCCTTGGGGTGCGAGCAAGGCCACCATCATTTACGATTATACGGAGAATTAAAAAAAGAAAGGAGACTGTAGTGAATGTACAATACCGACTAAACCGATAAACAAAGACTTGTCAACATTTTTTGTGTGCCCGAATCGGGCACGGAAAGGAGCAATTATGGAAACTTTTGGCATCGCAAGCGTGGCGGTCATCACCGTCATCACCTACCTCGTGGGGCTGGTGGGCAAGGCCAGCAGCATGAACGACAAGTGGATCCCCATCCTGTGCGGGGTCTGCGGCGGTCTGCTGGGGGCTGTCAGCTACTATCTGGCACCCATCCCGGACTTCCCGGCGGGCGACCCCATCACCGCCATTGCCGTGGGTATCGTCAGCGGTCTGGCAGCCACCGGCATCAATCAGGCTGTCAAGCAGCTGAGCAAGGGGGAGTGAGATATGGGCAAGCGCATCACTGCCGCATATCCCATTGCCAAGGCGGGCGGTATCCCCATCAACACCAGCATCCCGGCCAGCAAGGAGACCTATGACCGGCTGGGCGGGCGGGACGTGGCCTTTGTGGTGCTGCACTACACGGGCAACGTCAGCGACACCGCCGAGGCCAACTGCAAGTATTTCGCAGGCGGCGACCGGGAGGCCAGCGCACACTACTTTGTGGATGAGGACAGCATCTACCAGTCCGTACCGGCCTGTGACCGGGCGTGGGCGGTAGGCTCTCCCGATCCGGTACATCCCCTCTGCCGCAACACCAACAGTATCTCGATCGAGATGTGCTGCTCCGGGAACTACCATGTTTCCGAGCGCACCAAGGCCAACGCCGCAGCACTGACGGCGGAGCTGTGCAAACTGCTGGGCATCTCCGGCGTGGACACCTACGTCCTGCGGCACTACGACGTGACCGGGAAGTCCTGCCCCCGGCAGATGGCAGGGAAGAACAATGCGGAGTGGGAGGCGTTCAAGGCCAGCGTCAAGGCGCTGCTGAACGAGCAGCCCAAGCCCGCACCGACGACGAAGGAGGAGACGATCAACATGGAACTGCGTATGCTGCGCCGTGGCATGGAGGGCAACGATGTCCGGGCCGCCATGCTGCTGATGAAGGACAAGGGCTATTACCCGGATGAAATTTGGAGCGGTGACAAGCTCTTTGGCCCCAAGATGGAGGCCGGTCTGCGCCGGATGCAGGCTGACCACGACCTCGGCGTGGATGGCATCCTCGGTGCCGCCAGCTGGGGCTATCTGCTGAAATAACGGAAATCTGGATGGCGCAAAGGATAAGACTACGCCGACCTTGCGCCCGTGCATAAGCATCCGCACCTCCACGGCTATTGTTTTGCCGATGAACAGCAACCACAAGGCCGTAAGAAATTTTTTATCAAATTTGCCGCCAAAGCGCGCTATTGCCCTCGTGGAATCGATTTTACTCCCGGAGATTGAGGAAATGATCGTCATAGATTGCGATGTGCGCCGGAAAAGCTGTGTGCAGGTATCTATAGAGCGTAATATGTCCGTAGATACTGTCAAGCGGTATAGGTGTAGAGCATACCACAAAATTGCACAGGAGCTATTTAACCCCCTGCCTTAATTGGCAGGGGGCTTTTTGCACTTTTCTGACACTTTTTAGGCACTTTCAGGTGCCTGTTTTTTTGTATCATAAAGGCAGAAAGAAGGTGGCAAAATGTATGACCGGCTTATCGCCTGCGGTTACACGGAGCAAATGGCGGCGGATATCCTGAAACTATTCCCCGACCAGGAAGAATTGCGGATATATGTATATTTTGCCGAACTGTTCCGTGAAGAAAGGACGGTATGTTGATGGCATTTAATCCTTACTACCAGAATCCGTATCAGCCGATGGGGTATAACGGGCAATACGGCAATTATGCCCCGCAGAACGCCGCAGGAGCGCCGCAAGCGTTCGGGTGTCAAATTACAAGGGTAAATGGGAGAAACGGCGCAGATGCGTTCAGAATGGCCCCCAACAGCTCTATTCTGCTGATGGATGAGAACGACCCCATTGTGTGGATGAAGCAGACAGACGGAGCTGGGTATGCAACGGTAACGCCTTACACAGTTTCTCCGTATCAGGCCGCACCTCCTGTGGATGTAAGTAGTCTGGAAGAGCGCGTAAAGAGATTGGAGGACACGATCAATGGCAAATCCAATGATGCAAATGCTGATGGGAAGCGGAAGCCGAAAGCCGAATAATCCCCTTGCGATGGTGGCAGAGTTCCGAAAATTTGCAGCGAACATGACCCCGCAAAAGGCGCAGCAGGAAATCGAGCGGTTACTAACTTCCGGGCAAATGAGCAAAGAGCAGTTTGCTGATTTGCAGAAACAAGCAAAGGACTTTGTGCAATTCCTGAAATAGGCCGGGTCGACACGGTTTATTTATAAAAAATTATGAAAGGAGTTTCCCACATGGAGAACGGTATGTCCCTTAGCGATATCGCCGCTGTGACACGGGGAGCGAATGACGAGAACGGCTGGGGTTCTGGCTGGTTCCTTATCGTGGTTCTGTTCCTGTTCATGTTCGGCTTTGGCGGAAATGGCTGGAATCGTCAGGGTGAGTTCGGGGAGTATGCCACCGCCGCCAGCCAGCAGGAGATTCTGTTCGGCCAGCAGTTTGGACAGATCAACGACCGCCTGACCAACATCGGAAACGGCATCTGCAATCTTGGCTACGAGATGCAGGGCAACATCGGGCAGTTGGGCAAGGAGATGGCCTTGGCGCAGAATGGCACCAACATGACCATCATGCAGGCCGGCAACAGCATCCAGAGCCAGATGGCGCAGTGTTGCTGCGACACACAGCGGGCTATTGATGGTGTAAACGCCAACATCGAAGCCAAATTTGCGGCTCTGGAGAAGTCCCAGCTTGAGCAGCGCATTGCGGAGCAGTCCGCCCGCATTGCCAGCCTTGAGATGGACAATCGGATGTATGGCGTGGTTCGCTATCCCAACGGCTACACCTACAATGCCGGCAATTCCCCCTTCTGCGGCTGCAATAGCTGCTGCGGCGCAAACATCTGACAAAAGCGAAAGGCCCCTCTTGGCCGGGTTATGGGCGGGGCTGGTGTCCCGCCCTTAAATTTTTGAAAGGAGATTTTAACTATGTCTTGCAAATCCGCTATCTACACCGCCATGCAGACCCCTACGGCGGTTGCCGTAAATGGTGTTATCCCTCTTGGCAGTCTGATCCGCCGCTACGGCTGCGATATTTCCCTGAATGGTAATGCTGTAAACATCGTTGGCAAGGGCTATTATGATGTGGACGTTTCCATCACCGCCGCGCCTTCCGCTGCCGGAACTGTCACCGCCACACTTATCAAGGACGGCGTGGTTGTACCCGGCGCGACTGCATCCGCCACCGCTTCTGCGGCTGGCGATTCCGTAGTGCTGGCGTTCCCTGCGCTTGTGCGGCAGGCTTGCTGTGCTTCCGGCTCTGCTCTGTCTCTTGTTCTGACCGGTGCGGCATCCACCGTTAACAATGTCGCCATGCGTGTACAGCGCATTTGAGGTGCGCCATGAAACTTATCGAAAAACTCTCTGAAATGGTCGAGGAGGAAATCGGCGATGCAAAGAAGTATGCAAAGTGTGCGTTGAAGTACAAAGACTCCGATCCCACCCTTGCAAAGCTGTTCTTTGACCTTTCTACGGAGGAAATGCGCCACATGGATTTGCTGCACGGTGAAGAGGTGCGGCAGATCGAGCAGTACCGGAAAACAAAAGGAGAGCCGCCAGAATCCATGCAGGCTGTTTATGATTACCTGCACGAGCGGCAGATTGATGAAGCAAAGGGTGTGAAAGAGTACCAAAGTATGTATCGCAACGGCTGATTGCTGGGTAAAATTTGTAGCCCACGATGTAGCCCACGCAGAGCAATTTACTACAACTTGGCACAATTTTGCGCAACGCTTCACCCTACAAGTAGCCCGTATAGGGCGATAAAAAATCCCCGGAAACCCTTGATTTACAAGGATTTCCGGGGATTTGGCGCGGAAGGAGGGATTTGAACCCTCGCACGCGGTTTAGGCGTCTACTCCC